AAGGGGAGACCAACCCCCCTAACCCCCGAAGGGGGAACGAGTGGCTAGTGCTATAGGATTAGTCACTCGTCACTAGTCGTTAGTCATTGGTCATTGGTCGTTGGTCACTACCGAAGTCCAAACATCTCCGCGACACTGACTCTCTTGGGGGGCTGGCGACACTCTATGGTGCCTGTGAGGGCATCAGGGGCATCGTCATGGGCGTTGGTACCTACGCGGAGGTAACCCGTCAGGTCACGAGCAAACTTAGGGAAGCGCTTTTTCCAATCCAGAGGCATCTTAATCAGCTTCTGCACAGAGGCCGAAGCGGCAAAAATCCTTGCTGTTTTGTTCTGATTCTGATGAAACGGATTAAAGCGCGTCAATCGGTTGCCTGTGTCCCATGAGCGTTGTTGCAGGTTGCTGACAAAGAGGTTGCCGCCGTTGTTGCTCTCAATATGGCAGCGCTCTACCTGGTGTTGCTGGAGCATATAAGTCAGGGTTGTTTCTGTGACTTCCATAGGGTCTTTGGTGTAGAGCACATCGGTGATATAGTTGCCGTCCTCTGCCTCCTTGTAGAACAAGGCGCATAGATAATCTGCCCCACTATCGGCTGCATCTATATATGCTACGGAGTAGGAACGAGAAGGCAAATCGGTATAACAGCTGAACTCTTCGTACATCAACCCTTGGGAAGGCTGTGGATTCTGTTGGTACAAACTCTCAAAGACAGTTGGGGAGCGACCTTTTATCTCTAAGAGTTTTTCTAAACTATGTCGTTCAGGCCATAGGGGTTCGCCTTCTGCTCTTGGATCTTGTTCGCTTGGCGGCCTGTTCTGTATAGCGGGGAAACTAACGAGTAGCCAACCTTGCGGGTTTTCAATAGGGTCATATACGCCCTCTTGTTCGAGCAAGCGTCCAGCCAAGTCCTCCATGTGCCAACGGGTAAAGACCAACAGCTGTTGGCTATCATTGTGCAAACGCGTAGAGGCTACTGTATCGTACCAGTCGGCTACATTTTGACGAATTACTGGCGACCAAGCCGACGATGCATCTTTGTATAAGTCGTCCATAATCAGCATATCCACAGGTTCGCCAGTTAGGGAACCTCCTACACCAATTGTCTTGAAGCTGCCTTGGTAGCCTACAATCTCACACTCATCGGAATTGCGGGCGTAGTTGCGGCTTCTTCTTCCTTGTTCTTGATAACTTGCCTGACCAGCAAGGAGTGTTTGTGGAAACAACTCATAATAGCGGTCATCGTCCATGATACGTTGGAGTTCCCTATTAAATTTACGCGCTTTGATAGCATTGTAAGAGACAATAGCGATACGTTTGTCTGGGTCTTGTCCTAAGACAAACGCAGGTAGGCGACGGGTCGCTCCTTCGCTCTTACCATGTTGGGGCGGCATGGTGATCATCAGCTTTTTGATTTCTCCCATGGCAAAGCGGGTTAGCACCTCGTAATAAGCGATATGGAAAGGCGCGGGCGCAAAAGCAGGGAGTGTATGACGGGTGAAGGAGAGGAGGTTTTCTTGGGGCACGAGCTGCAAGCTCGCGCCAGCGGTGTGGG